TTGTTTATTTTGCGTATAATAATATGCAAAATAAACAATATTTATTTTGTTTATTTTGCGTATTTTTTATAAATAAATTTACTACAACAACCTATATATTCAAAATAATGTTATATACATTAGCAAGTTTTTTAATAAAATCTAGTGAAAATAGAATTACTAAAACATTTATTTTAGGTTCTATTGGATATGCTGTTTTGCATTATTATTTACATTGTTCTGAACATAATGAAATATTGGAAAATTTAAAGACATATTTGAATTGGATAATGATTGCAGATTTAACAATAGCTATTATACGAATAAAATTAGCACAAATAACAGAAAATAATGAAGAAGATAAAAAATTACATATACAAGAAGAAATGAATAATCCAAATGCTATTTTTGTTAGAACATCAGAAAAGAAAATAAAACAAGAAAGTCAAAATAATAAACACGATAATAAACACAAAGAAGAAAAAAACGAAGAAAAAAATAAAGAAAAAAATAAAGAAAAACATAATGAAGACAATAATGAAGAAAATAAGGAAAAAAATGAAGAAGAAAGTGAAGAAGAAAGTGAAGAAGAAAGTGAAGAAAAAAATGAAGAAGGAAATGAAGAAGGAAATGAAGAAAACAATGAAGAAGAAAATAATGAAAAAAGTGAAAAAGGAAAAAATGAAGAAGAAAATAATGAAAAAAGTAAAAAGGAAACAGATGTTGAAACAGAATTGCCAGTATATTCAACTTCTAAAATGACATAGAAATAAAACATATAATATTAAATATAATGAAAAGCAAGGTATTAACGGTGGTAGAAATAAATAATATCATAAAGGATATTTTAGTAAATAACATAGATGGAGAAATTGATGTTAAAGGAGAAATATCAAATTTAAAGTATTCTGGTGGACATACATATTTAACATTAAAAGATGATGAATCATCAATACATGCAGTGTTATGGAATGGAAATATAAATATGAAGAATGGTGATAGTGTTATTGTTACAGGAAAAATAGGATGTTATGTTAAAGGGGGATCATATCAAATAACAATTAAAAGTATAAAAAAGGTAGGGATTGGTGATTTACATATTGAATATGAAAAAATTAAAAAAGAATATGAAAAAAAGGGATATTTTAATCAAAAAAGAAAAATAAAAAATGATTTGTGTGAAGTTGGAATATTAACATCATTTGAAGGTGCAGCATTATATGATATATTAAGTGTTTTTAATAAAAATTCATTTTGTGGAAAAGTATACATTAAAAATTGTGTTGTGCAGGGAGAAAAATGTGTTCAAGATGTGTGTGATGGTATTAAATATTTTGTTGATAATTATCCTCAGTTAGATTTAATTTTAATAACAAGAGGAGGAGGTAGTTTTGAAGATTTAATAGAATTTTCAGATATTCATGTATTAGAAGCAATTTACAATTCACCAGTTCCAACAATGTCAGCTATAGGGCATGAAATTGACTTTATGTTATCAGATTTTGTTTCAGATATACGTGCACCAACTCCATCTGTTGCAGGTGAATTAATATCATCATATCATATAAAAAATTGGGATGTTATAAAATATTTTAAAACAGAATCAAATAAAATGTTTGGTAAAATTGAAAAAAAAATACAAGAATATGAAAACAAATTAGATTCTTTTACAGATATTGTTAACATGTGTTCTCCAATCAATAATATTGATAACTATTTGATAAAATTAAATGATGTAAAAAATAAAAGTTTTGATATTTTAATAAATCATATTAATTTGTATGAACAAAAATTAAATAATTTTATTGATACAATGGCAGAACAAAATATAAATAATCTTTGTAAAAAAGGATTTGTTATAATAACAGATATGAATGGAAATATTGTTTCATCAAAAGCAGAGTTTAAACAAAATAGGAAAATGAAAAACAAAATGAATATTTATTTTAATGATGGTGTTTATAAATTATAATTTAAACAAAATCAAAAGATTTTGTTTAAATTTATTAATCAATATAAAAAAAAAGAATATATTGAATTAATAAATGGAACGACATATTGGTATGATAAGTTGTAAAATAGAAGAATTAAAAAATAACAAAAATTTAGAAGAATTGATTGGGCAACATAATAAAATAAAAGATGACATTGTAAAAGCACAACAATATTTAACATCAATTAAAAAAAAAATAAAGATAGAAAAGGATGTTAATCCATGTTATGTCAGTGAAGAAGAATTACAGCAATTATATGAAGAAAGCATAAATGCAGAAACATTAGAAGAGCAAATTAAAAAGTATAATGTGTTATGTACACGTATTGAGCAATGTGAAAAATACTTGAACAATAAAAAGTTGGAAATAATAAAAATTGAATAATAAAATATTTCATTTTATTACATTATAACTATAAAGTAATTATAATAATGGATAATACACATGTTTTTGTTCGTATACCATCAGGAAGAAAGTTAGACACTTTATATAATCATGATGATTCAACAGATACAATTGAAACAATTGAAACTAATAATTCAGCATCAAATAGTTCATTAGAATCTATTGATTGGGATGCAACGGATACATTATACCAAAAACATCACCAATTAGTAAAACAAATTACAGAACGAATAAAACAAATATCAGAAATAGAAAAAAAAGAAAAAGAAGAAAAAGAAAAAAAAATTGAAAATGTAGACAGTTTGATTAATTTGGATAATAAAGGTAAAATGTGACGTGACATAAAAGAAAATGTTGATTCGTTTTAAGGACGCATTTGGGAAGATTGTTGTGTATGATGTTGTTGAAACTGATAAATTCAATTCTGTTATTGAAAAGCTGAATACTGATTTTTCAATAACGACTGGAACTTTAAAATTTATTTTTGGAGGAAAGAAACTTGATATTGAAAAAACATTTGAAGATAATAGACTTACTGATAATTGTATTGTTATGGTTATTGTTCCAAAAATACCTATTGCATCATCATCAGAACAGCATAATACTAAATCAGATGAAACGATGAAAGAAAAGGAATCAAAATGTGCTATTGACATTGATTTGATTATGAGTATTATACCGTATGCATTGTTTATGGTGCATGAAACACCGGATTTGATACATATGTTTGAATCATCACCCACTTCTGTTTATGATTTTATGTCAAACAATGAACAGGTACGACATTACATAATGGAATACATGCCAATTGCATTGGCAAATCAAATTAATGTGAAAGCAGGAACATTTCCCGCTACACAACTTCATGTTCCATTGTCATATTGTGATGATCAATCTAGCTTGAAATTTCCAAATGGAGAAAAAATTGAATTTACAGATATGGCAAATATCAATAGAATTTTGAGTATGGGATTTGGTATTACACGTGACATTGCTATACAAAAATATTTTAATAATGAAAAAAGTGTTGATCGTGTAGTAAATGATATTCTGGATGGTGGAGGACAACATTAATTTATTTATATTAAGTTGAATTAATATAAATAAATTGATTATGTTATCATTTCTGTTGATAACATAATCAATTTATTTATATTATGTTATTATTTCTGTTAAAGTGATAACATAATTAATTTATTTATATTATGTTATCATTTCTGTTGAAATTTCATTATATTTAATTACATTTTCAAGATATTCAATATAACTGTTTGTTTTTCTATTTCGTAGAAATTTATTAATTAAAAAACCAATAGGATTGATATTGTTTTTAAGAACCTCGTATATAAAATCTTTACCTTCGCGTATTTCAGAATAAACAGAAAAAGATAATATTTCACATAATAAATTTTCATATAAAATTGATTCATTGCCATTGATTTCTTGATATAATAATGTAGGACTTATACCATATGTGTCAGAGTTAAAATTAGTTGTATTCATGATTGTACTATATGTTTTTTTATATATTATTTCAATATCATTTTCATTTTTAATTTCTGGTAATATAATATCACTATAACAGTGTATGATATGATCAAATAATGAATATACACATCGTAATTTAATAGAATATGCAAAATCAATATATCTTGAAAATTTTATTTTTTCAATATCAAGTTCACTTAACGAAGAGTTGAATTTTTCAATGTTGTCCCAAAATAGATATTCCATAATATTTGGAACCAAGTTATTAAATTCATTGTCATAAAGAATACTTCCTAATGTTGTTTGTAATGTTAAATGTCTTATAGCATGTCCAAATTCTTTCATTAATGCAATAATATCATTGTATCGTATATTTTTATCAAAATTTGATACTATTGCAATATGAGGATAATAAATTTTATCAGAATTTTTTTGAACATATCTATGTGATAAACAAATACATGTTGTTGTTATATTTGTTGTAAAATCAATGTATAAATAACCAATCATAGAATTTTTTGATTTTTCATGATTTATAACTTTATAAATTATAACATTTTCATTCCATTGTATTGTATTATCAGTTTTTTCTATTCTAATAAAATCAATTTTAAAAATGGTGTTTATAAGATTAAAAATTGTTGTTATGACATTTTTTGTTTTAAATAAAATTTTACTATCAAGTTTATTTTTATAATATATGATATCTACTGTATCTACTTTTTTATCATATCCATCTTTTTTTAATAGTTTATGAATTCTATTTACTTCTATTTCAAATCTTTCATTAAGTGTATTGTTTAGATTTTGAATAACTGTGTTTATTTCTCCTATTTTTTCATACGTTTTTTGCCTTTTGTATTGTAAATAAGATGAACATTTAGGAGTTTTATTAATAACAAAGTTATATCGTTCTTTTATCAGTAAATAAAAATCAGATAAACAAATTTTTGCTTTTTTATAATATTCAATTTCTAATTGTTTTCGTATATATGGATTTTTAATTTTTTTTAATAATAACAAATAAGTTGTTCGTGTTAAATCAATAGTATCAATATCACTTAATTGTGGAATTTCTTTTTTTATTTCTTTAAAATCTGTCATTATATTAATTTTATTTGGTTTACTTAAATTTGATTCAATTTGTTTAATAATTTTTTTTATATTTTCTTTATGTTCTGTTATTTTTTTTATTAACCGTTTAACAAATACTGCTTCTTCAATTACATTAAGTGTTGTTTCTTCTTCTATTAAAAAATTTAATATATTTTTATTTGTAAAGATATCATTAAACAATGATTCAATTTGTTTATTTACATCATCAATATCTGATATAATAACTATTTTATTGTCATAAGATTGTACAAGTTTTAATAATCCAATATATGAATATATATAATTCAATGAATATAGAATATCAAATAATATGTTGATATCCATTTTATCTAAAAATATTTTATACTGATTTGCAATGTTATCATAAAGTTCATTTATATTTATCATGTTGAATATTTTAATATTTTCAATATTTGATATAAAATACATATAAATTATTTTGTTTGTTTATTCAACACATAGACTATTATATTTGTTAATGAGATTAACAAATATAATAAATATGTTTGTTAATGAGATTAACAAATATAATAAACATGTTTGTTAATGAGATTAACAAATATAATAAACATGTTTGTTAATGAGATTAACAAATATAATAAACATGTTTGTTAATGAGATTAACAAACATATTTAAATATAATATATTATTTTATGATATGTGATGGATAATATATTTTGTTTTATAATTGAAAATGGGATAAATACGTCATATATTAATTCGTTAATAGTTGCTTTATTTTTAAAGAAAACAAATACAGAAAAAATGATATATGAAGATACACATGATACAACTGATGTGTCAATATATTACATTCAAGAGATGATAAAAAGTAAATTTATTGATAATATAAGGAATAATAGATCAATTGAGTTGAAGACAGTTAATGAAATAAGGAATTTATGTTATTTTTGTGGATGGAAAGAGAAATTTGATTTGTTATCATTATTTAATGTCAATGATTTTTATATTTTTTTGATAAAACAAATGGATATTCATCATTATAATTGTTGTCATTTTATGTTAGAACCAGAAGAAATAACAATTGAAACATCAATAACAGAATTGGCACAATGTATTAATTTTTCAAAAGTGGAAGAAGACGATTATATTTCATTTTATATTAATAGAAAAAATAATAGAAAAATTGATATAATGAAGGCATTTAAGGTTGGAAAAAAAAGATATATTAATTCAATAGTTTGTTTTTCTGACAGATATTATGCATTAATAAAAATAGATAATCAATGGTATTATTTTGATGACACATATATTCCATCAATTAGACCTATTAATATTAATTTGATTCGTGATAAAATTAAACAAGAATGTATATTAGTTTTTTACTCAAATTAAAAAATTGAAATAATACATATACTGAATAATATATAATATATAGTGTATTGATATATTGAAACAAATAGCTTTTAAGAAATGAAGAACTGTTGGGGACGAGAAAAACGAATATCACTTCGTATTGGACGGCACAAAGTTAATACTGATGTTATATTTGAAAATGTTGTCAATTCATTGAAAAGATCAATGACAGCAATTGCTAAGAGAGTTGTTGATGCACAAAAAAAGGAAGAAGCAGAAGATACAAATGTAGCAGCAGTAAAAAATTTTTTTTGTGGAATATTTAGGTATGAATGCAATACTGTTTTAGCAGATCAATGGGATATATTTTTCAAACATTACAATGATATCATGACTGAACAACCAATGGAAGTTGATACAGATAAAAATGTTTTTGATTATTTTGTTATTGGCAACCATTTTGTTAATATTCTTCATGTTACAGATGAATTCAAAGAAATGGTACAGTCTATATGTGAAGCGCATCCTTCATTTGATGAAGAGTATGTAACTATATTGGTGGCGATATATTATTGGACAACAGATGGACATGATATTATTGATAAAATTATATCAAAAGAAGTTGATGATATTACATTAAATCGTGTTCGTAAGTTTCTTGATGAAAAATGGGTTCGTATGGAATGTTATTTGCATGATAACAATTGCATTGTTTTTATTTCAGGAAACGTATACAGAAAAATGGGAAAGTCAATGCATCCATTCTATGTTTTGCATTATTGTGATACATTGATTCATCATGCCATTGATCATTTTGAAGATTCTGATGAAATTGTTGATGATGCATAAAAACTTAAAAACACAAAAAACATATTTGTTTATTTTTCAATTTAAAAAAATTGAAAAATAAAGGATATAATAATTTATAAATATGAATAATAAAGTACAATGGAAAGAATTATACAAAAAAGGCTAGCAAAAGAATTGGTAGATATATACAATAATAAGTTAGAATATGCACAGATTGTGCAAGATAAAAAAAATCAGTTATTATTTTATTTTTTGGTTGTTGGATGTAAAAATTCACCATATGAAGATGGATATTATATTGGAACAATATTACTACCAAAAGATTTTCCGATGAAACCTGGAACGTTTACTATGTTGACACCATCTGGAAGATTTAAAATAAAAGATGGGATTTGTTTAACAAATACAAATTATCACATGGAAACATGGACTCCATCATGGAGTATTCGTAGTATGGTTATTGGATTTATATCAGTTTTCAATGATGATAAAGAAGAAGGAATTGCACACATTAAAGATACAACAAAAAATAGAATTGTATATGCTAAATCATCTGTTAATTTTAATAAACAAAATTATTTTGGTATTTTTACAATGTTTGATATGTTTGTTAATTCTGATGGAAGTATAAAGCAACAACCATTAAAACAACAAACATTATTAGACAAAATAAAAGAAGCAAAATATAATGATTTTGACATTCAATTATTCATTGATTTTAGTAAAGTATATATAATTGAATAATATATAATTGTATAAATATATAATTATCATGATGTAATTCATGATAATTGTATAAATATATAATTATCATGATGTAATTCATGGTAATTGTATAAATATATAATTATTATGTAGTAATTATGAAGAATGTATATAATAAGTATTGAGAGATTGTTTTTATTTATTATTGTTGAAACAATGAATGTATTAGAATTATTTTTTGTAAATATAATAAACTTAAATATTATATCATTTCACATATTTCTTATCCATATTGTATTTCTTATAAATTATATAAAAAAAATAATAGATGAACAGACAAAAAATTTGTTATTAGATGTTCATTATATTTTACAGATGTTATTTGTATTTTGGTTATTTTTTCATATATAAAAATAAAAATTGAAAAATGTATATTTTGTGTTAAGAGTAATTATATGACAAATATAAAAAAAACAGTTAATGGAAAATGAAAAACTAGTTAACAAGTTGTATCAATCAAGTTTAGATGAAACATTGAATATAACAAAAAAGACATTTGGTTTGTTAATGAATATTATGAATAATGAAGTGACAAATGGAAATAACATATATATGTACAAATTTTTTGTTATAATAAAAGAATATTTGAAACATAAAAAAAATTTTAATTATGTTGTGAAATATATTATCAATGAAAAAATAAGTAAAATGTTTATGAAACAAATTTTAGAATTTATGAGTATAATAAAAAAAATTGTTTATAATAGAGATTTTATATTATTATGTATTCAAAATTTGGATTTTAAGTTTTATTATGATATTGATTTTATTATAGATAATATCATAAAGATGAATGATGTAACATTAACATATAAATTAATTGAACATTTGAAATATTGTAAATTATCAATTAAATGTATTGATTTTATGAAAATTCCAATAAACAATAATGTGTTAGAATTTATTTGTACAATTGACGGATATGATAATACAAAAAGCATATATGATATTATTAATAGAAAAATTGTTCCTACAAAAAAATGTTTTAATTATATTGTTATAATGGCTTCAACAATTTATAAAACATTTGATAAACAAAATTTATACATTAATGACATCATTAATATATTTGTTAGAGGTGGATATGAATTATCAAGTAGTGATATTTATGTATTGTTAGATCGTGGATATTTTATATTACATTAGATTTTTGTTTTAGATTATTATTTAGAGTTTTTATTTATCATAATTTTGTATTATGATAAATAAAAAAAATTGAAAAATTAACTATTTGTAGTTTGATAGAGTAAATTTACAGTTTGTATACAAGTTTTCATTAACAGTGATGAGTTCTGTTGAAATTGTTGAAATAGTTCAGATTATTGATGATATTTTGAAAGTGAAAAATGATGTTGTAATAAAATATGAAGTCAATGATAAAGATATAAAAATTAGTATCAGTGTTAAGAAAAGTAATATTTACATGTTTACAGTTCAATCAAATGGAAAAATTATTTGTAATGATGTAAAAATACAAAAATGGAGTGAAATGTCATTGAAAGATTTTATGATAAAAATTATTGCATTGGCAGAAGATGATGATTTAACGAAATATTTACATGAATGTATTCCTACATCAAAATCAGTATTGGCATATTTGAAAAAATTAAATTGTGCTGTTATAAGTAATGTACCACATGTAATTATTTATGAATACAGAGATGCATGGAAACATCGTAATGATATGAATTTTGAAATTGAATTGATAAACAATAATATTTACAGTTGGAATATCAAGATGAAATTTGATAATGTTGAAATAAAACAAATGAAGGAAAAATTTGGATATGATTATGTTTCATTTAATATTTATTTTCATGATGTTTATTTTCCATATTATCCGCCCCAAGTTGAAGTCATCCGTCCTATTTTCAAGGATTTGTTAAATTATCGTATATCACAAATGAAAATATTCAAACAAGAATATTGGAGTCCAGCATGGGATATTACAAAAATAATTTCAAAGATAAGAAAAGTTATTAAAAAATATGGAAAAATTGATATGGATAATATTTTTAATTCATGTCACGTATCACAAACAATAGCAACAATTGAAAACATGATTAATAGTATATCATCATTTTCAACAAATTTACATACGGAAGAAATAGATGATGATGAACAAATGACAAATTGGTTTCAACAATCAACAGATTCACAAGGAAAAAAAATTATTGATACTGGTATTGGTTATACAAAAAGCGGAGAAGCAAGTTGGGATATAACAGTGTATGTAGATGTTATGAAAACAAAACAAGCTGAATTGTGTTCAACATTGGGGAAAATTATTAATGAAATGGATACAAATAGTGATGAAATTATTGAATATATAAAACAATCACATTTAATGAGTTTTATTATTCAACAGATTTCATTTTGTTCTATTATTAATTTGATAGAAAATGAAGAATTGTATGATAAGTATTTTAAATTGATACTGTTATTTGGTAATTATTGTAATTGGCCCGAAAGTTTGGGAGAACTTTTTGTTAAATTAAAAACTGGATTAGAAAAAATGATTGAATTAGAGAAAGCAGAAAAGACAAATAGTTTTATTAAAAAGATAATTGATATTTTGGAAAATCAAATTTTAATTCATTACAAAAAAATTATTGAAACATCTGCAACATTAATGGAAGTTGACAAACAAAAAGATGATAAAAATGATTATGTTACACAAATGGAAGAATACAAATTTGCCATATGTGATTTTGCACCTTCTGAAAAAAAAGCTAAAATTGAGCAAGGTGATTGGAGTAAAGCCATAAAACGAATTACATCAGAAATTATTTTAGTTCAAGATATACCATTACATCAAGATTCTTGTATTTTTATTCGTGTTGATGAAAAATATAATATGGCAATGCAATTTATGATTACTGGACCCGTTGGAACTCCATATGAATATGGATGTTATGTATTTAATGTATTGTTTCCATCTGATTATCCACAACATCCACCAGCTGTATCTTTTATTAGTAATGGAGGAAAACGACTTAATCCCAATTTATATGATAATGGACATATTTGTTTGTCTATTCTTGGAACATATTCTGGACCTCAACGTGCTACAAGTGAACAATGGAACAGTGAAACATCAACAATAATGCAAATTATATTGTCTATACAATCACAAATTTTAACATTTGAACCATGGTTTAATGAGCCGGGCCGTGATTCGTACAGAGATACTGATGATGGAAGAAAACAAAATGACAATTATGTTAATTCAATAAGACCATATATATTGAAACATGCTATTCTAGATTTTCTGGTAACACCAGAAAAATATCCAGAATTTGCAGATGCTATCAAACTTCATTTCAAATTGAAAAAAAATGATATCATTGCTATGTTGGAAAAAATTGATGATGCAAGTGAATTAAATAAATTAAAAAAAGAAATTATTAGTGAATTATCAAAATTAACATAAAAAAAATTGAAAATAATATATTTTGATTACTTATTTTTAAATATATGTTTATATACTTAAAAATGGATGATATCAAAGTCAAAAGTAAAAAAATTGTTGTGAAATGGAAATACATAAATGATAAATGTGCTGTTTGTGGTAATGATCTTCATTTACCACCTCAATCTGATATAAATAATGATTATGTGATTTATAATAATATTGTTTGTAATGGAAAGAATGTGTATTGTCATAGAAAATGTTTGACAGAAACAAAATAAATGATTTTTAAAAAATTGAATTATTATTAATTTATTTATTATGTTAATAAATTTGTTAATTATACAATATGAAACCATTGATATTACACAATATTTTTATAGCGCCTGCTGTATGTTCACATATTCAATGTATGTGTTCATGGTGTCAACAACTTATTGTTCCATATTATTGTAGTGAAGATTTTGAAAAATATATTAAAGAATGTAGTTTTGACAATACATGGTTTAATGATGATATAAATTGTTCATATGTTTTAATTTGTACATTAGAACAAGTTACATCAATAAATGAATTTTTTGAGAGCATTGACATTTCATGTGATAATAATAGATTACCTATTGCAAAACAATGTGAAAAAAATAATTATGCATTACTTTATTTAATGTCAAATAAAAAAATGCCGATGATGCTTCAGTTTTCTATGCCACAAGTATTTGAACCAAGATTTGATGATCCATATGATTCGTTGTGTTCTAAACCTAGTGGTGGATCTTGTGTTCCTTGTATTTTTACCAAATCGGATTTAAAAATTTATTTACCTAAAATTCCAGATCATGGATTGAAAATAAAAATTAAAAATCCTTCTATTATTTCATGGAATGAAATATGTGATTTGATTAATTAAATTATTTTATAAAATAATTTATAAAATAATTTATTATTTTTATTAAAATATAATTTTACGAATATCATTTAGAATAACAGAAGGAATAACATCCAATGTTGTTGGTTTTGGTATAAATCCAGAAACCATAATAACACAATTTATGCTTTCACTATTATGAATAAAACATGAATACATATAGTTTTTATATTTGAACATGGCATAAATTTGGTTAATAATATTATCTGATAATTTGTATATCAAAAAACTATTTAATGTTGATATTCCATCATGATACCAATAAAATGCAGAAATAATTGAATAAATAAGTGAATCTGAAAATGTTTTATAAACTGATTTGAATTTATTAACAAAATCCATGAAGTTTGGACCAACACAAAATATTGTAACATGTTTGTTTTGTATATTAAAATGATTAAATGGAAAAACTTGGGAATGTGTTCCTTCAAAACATTTGTGTGGTTGTCTTTTAAATGTGTCAACAGTTTTAAATATTGATTCTGAATATTGTAACATAAATTCATTTTTTTCATCAATTGTTCCATTTGGAAACATAAAATTAAAAATATTCTCAATTTTATACAAATTTTCATCATCTTTTTGTTCATTTATTTGTTGTTTTGTTTTAATTATTGGAACAAGTGTTAATTGCATAAATTGTTGTTTTGTTGGAACAACTGGTTCTGTAACTTGTTGTTTTGTTGATTTTGTTGAAACAACTGGTTTTGTAACTTGTTGTTTTGTTGATTTTGTTGGAACAACTGGTTCTGTAATTTGTTGTTTTGTTGGAACAACTGACTCTACAAATTGTGTAATTTGTGGGTTGTTTATTTCCATTTCAAGTGATGTTGTAAATTCATTTAATCGTGAAATATAATGTTTGATTTTTTTAACAAGTCTTATAGTTTTACTGTGTTTTGTTTCCATTATTGTATGATGTTTTTATATTGTATATATACTAGTAAACAGTATATTTTTCAATTTTTTAAAAAAAATTGAAAAATGAAATATTTACGTATATAACTATATAATAAAATAATTATCAAAATAACCTAAAGTAAATGAAGATTATTGTATTAAGTATTTTGTTGTGTTATATTATGGTTGTTAGTGCATCAGATGAAAAAAAAACATGTAAAAAAACATATGATTGTCGTAATGCAACGGTAACACATTGTTATGCAATGGATTGTATTGATGGTTTTTGTATGAAGGCATATATTTGTAATGGAGATGAAGATAAAAAATATGGTTGTTCAACATGTAAAAAATTGGTTAATGATGTTAAAGTTATTAAAAATAAAAAAAATATTGTTGAATTGTTAAATTATTCATGTTTGACAACAGTTAAAAATGAAGAGAAACAGTATTGTTTGAAATTTGTAACATGGTATGAAAAGAAATTGATTGATGAAAAAATTGATTGTCATGAAATCAAGGATTGTTAAAGTAAATTTAATAATAATTTTTTAATTATTATTAAGTTTAGTTTTATTATTCATCTGTATGTTGTTCAAACATAGCTAATACCAATGTACGAATACCAACAGAACATGAAACAGCTGAAAATATATTATGAAAACAAGTAATATCAGGTTTTATTCCGTATTTTGTTGTTAAAAGTTTTATATAGGCATGTGATCCATGCTTACAAGCATTTTGTAAATGTAACAAATCTGGTGTAATATTATGTTGTTTTATTAGTTTTTTAATTTCTGCCATATGACCAGCATGACCAAATAATATATATAATTGTTTTGATGGTTCAAGATATTCATAAATTTTTAGTTCATCACCATTTTTGATAAATTCATCAATTATTTTTTTTCTATTAAATTCATTATCTGTATCGTCATCAACATTACAAAATGTTTCTATTTTTTTCATTGAATAACCGTGCTGTATTAATTTTACAATATCTGGAAATGTGATGATATATCCAGCATTAATAAATAATTTAATAAGTTCAGATTGTGTTTCTGATGAAATTGTTTGACTACTAAGTAGTGCATTAAAGCATTGTTGTGTTGGAATAATTTTTTTATCAATAATGTGTTTTACAACATTTTTATTAACATATGTTTTTAATTCACAATATTTTTCTAATATATCAGCATCTATTTTTGGATTTTCAATTATATTATTAATTTTTTTGTTTATAAATTTGTCAATATATATAAACATGTCATAATCAATAGGAAATAAATTACCATTCAAATCAAGTATTTTTTTAAATATATCAAATTGATCATCTGTATTTAGTTGATTGTATATATATTCTATATGTTCAAATATATAGTCAATATTATTATAGTTTGCTTTATAAACAAAAAAATATTTATTGAATAAAATATCTACCAGTGTTAATGCATTTTTTTTATTTATTTTGTATTTATTACCCGTAAGTAAATATTGCATGTTAGTTTCTTCAATATCAATTGCATTATAAATATGTTTAATAATATGAAATGGTATTACAATTTTTTCTATTAAAAAATAGGAAACAGCTATATTTTTTTTATAACTGAAAATTTTTTCACATATATTTGTTGTTATTGGTTTATGTTGTTCAATATATGTTAAAAGTAATTTTTTATGTTCATCTTTAAAAGGAATAGCGTATTCAATAATTTGAAATATATCTTCTAATTGTTGAATGTCATTTTGTTCATTCATATTGTTCATTTATTTTGTTTTTATAAATATTTTTATTTTATATGTTAATTAATATGTCATATTTTCAATTTTTTTATAATTGTATTTCAGGAATCCAATAAGTTGATCTATTGTTAATAATTTTATCAGCGATAACTTTATTACCTTTATCATCTGTTTGTTTTCTGTAAACATGAAATTTAAATTTTTGTGATTTTTTTAATTTTATATCAGGATGATAATTAGGATATTTTCCATTATCAATACCAATTTTGTGTTCATGTATAAATTCAGAAAAATGTGTCATGTATCCAGTGGAATTGTTATAATATGATAATTTCATTATATACTTGATGGAATGTGACAATCTTTTGATTTCTGTATTGGATAAACTATCTAATGTTCTAAATGGAGAAAGTTTTGCATGATAAAGAATTTCACAAACAAGATAATTTCCAATACCAGAACCAATACCATGTTGATCCATGAGTAGTTTTACAATTAACATTTTTTTTCGTCGTTGTGATTTGTTTTTATACATATTGAATGTTTCTAAAAATTCATCATCAATAAAATCAGTTTTTAACAAATCAACAGATATTTTATTTAATTTTGTATCCAATTCTTTTTTTTTATTTGTAATATTTATTTTTCCAAATCCTCGTACATCATTATAATACAAATTTATATCATCATTAAATTGAATTGTTAATTTATTATTATCATCTTCAAATGACCATTCTCCTGTTAAACCAAATTGACTTATTAAATAAATAGTTTTTGATGCATTAACTAATTCAAACCATAAAATTTTTCCTTTTGAATCAATATGTTTTATTTTATAATTAACAATGTTTAATGAAAATTTTTTAGATATTTTTGTTATTGTTTTGTTTTTCAATCGTGATAATAAATATTGTGCTGTTATACACACTTCTGGTCCTTCTGGCATATTTATATATATATAAATATTTATATTTATATTATTGTTTTTATGAGTTTAGTAAAATATAGTAAATTTACTTTATTGTTATATATGTATGGATATTATAAATACAGATTTACATAAAATAACAAAGGAATCATTTGATTGTATTGATGTTTCAAATATTATTGAATTATTGAATAAAGTAAATGATAAAGATATTGTTATTATGGGACCATTGATATTAAGTATTTTTTATACTAATAAAAATAATGTTAAACAAGAGATAATAGTTGGAAAACTAAAAGGAAATGATAATAAAGAAAATTGTGATGAAATAATAACAAACTTAATAAATACAAAAAAGACAGTGAATGAATACACAAATGTTGTACATGCCATAATGAGTCAAATATTATTACAACAATTTGGATACTACAAAGGAAATTTTTATGGAAGTCCATTATTTTTAGTTGAATTACAAAAACATATTGACATGATTAAAAATAATGTTGTTGATTCAATATCAAATAATATGTATGATCCATTTGAAGTATATGATATACAAAAGAAGATAATAACAGTATTAGATAGGATAAACAATTATGATTTAACAGTTATTAATGAAATTAATGATTATGATGAATTAATAAATGGAAAGACATATATTGAAATATGTATTGATAACTTTATGAATGAAAGAAATATGGTTTTATTGAATACGATAAAAAATATGATTATAAAACTATTGAATTATTCATATAAACGGTCTCCTTATTTTTATGCTAAATTGATGGATTGTAAAATTTATGAAATAATGTTATTTAATATGAGTAAATATTTTCAGATTACTCAAAATGTTATTGAGTTAAAGGAAATAAAAGATAAAACTAATATTATAAATTACATTAATGAATATATTATAGAAAATATTGTATTAAATGACAATGTTTTATTCTTTAATGAATATAGTGAATATATAAATTTGTTTGATGAAAATCATAAAAACAAAATTGACTGTGATATATTAGTAAAATATAATGCAATGAAAATATTAGAATGGTTGATAAAAAATGAACAATTAACATTATATAAAATTTATTATTGCATATTTATGACACAAAATATTGAATTATTCAAATTGTTAAAATTTGATATTAATCTTGCAATAAATTTTTTAAAAGAAATTTTGGAAAAAGGATTACAACGTTCATTTTATTTTTTATTTTGTTGTGATTCATTAATTATAAAAACAGAATTTGATGATGGTAATAATGTATTACATTTAGCAAAAGGAAAAAACTTGATTGATATAATTATGAAACTCTATCCAGAAAGTATAAACAAATTAAATGAACATAATGAATCTGTTATAACATATCATATCAAAAATAAACATTTTGAAGAAGTAAAATACTTAATAAAATATGATTTTGATATGTCAAATATTGATAATGATGGTAATACTTTTTTACATTGTTTATGTGTATTTGACAATGGAGATTTATTGAAGAAATGTTTGACAAAGATAAATAGCATTGTTGAAAATATATTGAATAAACAAAATAAAAAATTAGAATCTGCAATGATTGTTGCATGTCAATCATGTCATGAAGATATGTTTTATATATTAAAAAATTTTGGGGCAAATGATAGTATTAAAGATAAATTGGGAAATACAATATATCATTATATTTGTAAAAATAAAATGTGTATTGGAATGACAATAAAAAATAGTAAAAATTATTTTAATATGACTCCACATGATTATTGTTATATTGATGACAAGTTTTATGATTTTAGATGAAAGATTAAAAAATTGAAAAATATATGTTTAATGTATAATTTAGTAAGACTACATTATAATAAATGGATAAAACAGATTTTGTATATCAATATGAAGAAGAATTAACGTTTGATGAAATAAAATATATAGATACACTTGTTGATTGTATGTTTTTAGATAGTAACAAAAAAAAATATATAAAACAATATTGTGACATATTTGTTAAACAGAATAAAATAAATGAATTTATAAATTATTTTTTAATTGGATTGGATAATCGCTGTCACGATGAAAAAATTGTAAGAATTCTAATTGATACACTTATGAAGCAAGGATATGAAAATAAAGTTTATTTCTATAAGATATTTGGAAAACCAGGAAGATTTTTTAATGATTTTTCATTTTTATTTTTTAAATTATTAACAAAATATCATTATAAATTTAATGGATATGACATATTGTATGTTTTAGAAAAAAATAATTTTATTGATTATAATAAAAATAGTGATCAAATGTATTGATATTATTAGTAAATTACAAAATATATATTTGATTGGAAATGTGTTGTTATATCTTGATAAAAAAAGTTTAACTCAATATATTGAATATTTATGTGATATTATTATGAAAAAACAAGAATTGTTAGAAAAATGTGACATAAATATGTTAGAAACGATATGTGGAATAAAAGAATATGATGTTAGACAAATCATGATAACATTATTAAACCAAAATATAAAACCAACAAAAAATGTTTTACTTCTTTATTTGATGTATGGAAATACCATAATGATAATAATGATGACAATGATGATGATAATGATGATAATTATAATAGTGTATTTGAAGAGAATATAAAAATATTGGTTGTTTATGGATATGAAATAACAAAAAATAATTTTATGTTTTTATGTGAAAATGGATATTTTATTAAAATGCCAGAATTATTGAAGTTAAATGTTGATGAACAAATAGCTGATATGTATATCAAAAATGGAATATGTCCACCAAATTATGAAATGACACCAATAAAAAAATTAGAATTAATGTTTTCTACAAATGAAAAAATTGATGATATAAAATGTTTTATAAAGAAATGCAATATTGCTCCAACAATATATTGTTTACAAATTGTATGTGCATTTAGAAATATTGAACACATTAAATTTATTCAGGAAAATTATGCCATTGAGCCAGATAAAATTTGTTTTGATAATATTTTTAAATATGAATTTCATTATGATAATGAATGTAATTATAAAGATATTATTTCTTGTGCTGAAATTATTGATTGTTTAACTAAAAATATGAAAATATGTAAGAAATTTTAATAAATTTTAACAAATCAATTTGTTAAAATTTATTAATATATTTTGAAAGAGAGATCGTAATGTTTTGATGATAAGCAAATTTTTTTAATATTTTTGTTAAGTATTTCAATTTGATCAATAATGATATCAAATGCTTTATCAGTTGAGTTAATATTAGAATAAGGAATAAAACGTATTGATTTTAAAAGTTTATTGGCAGTGTAATGATATAAATTAACAAGTGCTTGATATTCATATTGTGCATCACCAATTGAAATAATATTATTATATTTTGTTAAATTTTCATTTAAAAAGGCAAATTTTTTCCAATCCATAGTGTTAGGAGAAACTGAATTAAATTGTTGTCTAGCAGAAATAATCCTTATATTATTAATAATATTACGTGAAGTGGGAACAATCCGTGATGAGAAATTTACCCATTCTGTGTAAGCATTTGTTATTATAACAATATCACCTAAATTAGAAATGGTTAGAAGAAATGAAGATAAAATGTTGTCAAGAATTTTAAATTTATCATTTTCAAAAAAAAGACTTGTTATATTAATATTATGTTGTGTTATCCATGATGTGGGAAACAATGTGTCATCCCAATCAAGAATGAATAATGTAGAATTTTTATTTATTGACATTAAAACAAATTGTGTATAGAATATTTTTTATTTATAGTTTATATATAACAGATATGAAAAAATTTTTGTTAAAAAAAGGTGGATTTAGTGTAGTTTATCCAATTCCCATTGCTGTTAGGGATAATGTAACATTTAGTGGTCATTCTGATGATGTAGAAAAATTAAATATAATGCCTCGTAGTGGAATTGCAATAAGTACACGATTTCCGCAACCAACATTGTCAATTGGACGTCCATTTATGCCTGTGCCATTTCCACCTCCAGTTTTGCCATTAGCAAGTGCATTTCCAATTGGTATAAGTCCACGTGGACCAGCATTCCGATTTCCAGATGGATCATATAGTCCTGTTCCAAGAGAATTAAGTTTTTTAAATGCACGTGGACCAGCATTTTTTATTAATTATCAAATGGGGACAAAAATGAATGGAAGTGGTGTACTAATTGTTAATGGAGATAATGTTATTCTTGTTAAATCTGCAACAAAAGCAGGTAATGTATTAATGGATTGTGGTGGTATTTTTATAGGTGGAGGTGATATACGTGAAAATGCTAAAAAAGAATTATTTGAAGAAACTGCAGGAACATTTCAACTTGCTGATAAAGATTTGTTACAAGCATATATTGATGCGCCGACTGATGATGGAAGTGGACATAAAAAGTATACTTATCGTTCTTTTATTATTAAAATTGATGATCTAGATTTTGCTGACATAATTGCTAAATATAAAACCAATAATTTATTTAGGGGCACGGATAAACAAAAATATAAAGATTATTTAGAATCAGATGCTATTTGTTTAGTAAATTTAAAAAAGGCTAAAGAAACTGATTATGCTACTATTGATATTACTCCTGATAAAGGAACCACATCTGTTACATATATTATTGATGAAAGAGCAAAATATATATTGAAAAAGTGTGTTGATAATTTTGCAAATATTCAACATATGCCAAGTTTAAAATTAAACCCAGCAACATATTCAGTTGATGGAAAAGATATTAAGTATTTTATAATAACAAAAAGTTGAAAAAATTGAAAAGATAATATTTTAGTCTATAATAATAACGAAATAGTTATTATTATGGGGATACATTTATTCAATAAATGGTTACATCAACAATATCCAGTAATATTTAGAAAGAAACAATTAGAGTATTATGATCATGTATTGATTGATATGAATTATTTATTACATTATTGTTCTTATAAGATAAAAAGTATTGATATGATTTACAATAAATTATTAAATTTAATGGATAATATATTAAATAGATTAGTTCCTGTTAAAACAATAACTATAGCAATTGATGGTGTAGCACCATTAGCAAAATTAAAATTACAGCAACAAAGGAGAATGAATATGTTAAAGAATATGAATAATGTAGAATTAAATTTATCTGTAGGAACAAAATTTATGGATGAATTAAAAGGTAAATTAACAAATTATTTAGATTTTATAAGTAAAGTGTATGGTGTTATAGTGTATTTTGATGATAATGATAATGACGAAGCAGAAATAAAAATAGAAAGGAAAATTATTGAATTATCACAAAACAGTGATTCAACATATATTGTTGTATCAAGTGATACAGATGTAATTGTAATGTTGATGATGTTAAAACAATATGACAATATATATATTCATTTTATCAATAGTGATATAATTTCGTTAAGTGAATTGTTATTAGAACATATTAAAATATATGGATGTTCTGAATATCCTAATATTGATTTTAGTATTGTTAGTTTATTAATAGGAAATGACTATTTACCTAAAATAAAGTTTTTAACATTTAAGATATGGGATTATTATAAAAAAACATTGTATATTAATGAACGTGGATTATATGTTAATGGAAGTATTGATATATTTTTTTTATGTAATATGTTATTAAATATTGTTGTTAAAAGGAAATCATTATTTAAATGTGATATCAATAAGGACTTATGTTGTAATTATTATGAAGGATTGAAATGGTGTATCAATATGTATATGAATGGAAAATGTATTGATTACGACTATTGTTATAATTTTAAAGGAGGACCAATGCCATGGGATCTAATAATAAATTCTAAATATTTATCAACAATTGAATGTAAAACGTCTGTTCCGCTTCCAAAACAACTATATACAATATTAATTCTTCCAATTGAATCAATGATTGATAAGAGATATCATAAATTTATGAAATGTATTAAATATAAATTAAAAGATTTTATGAATAATTATGAAGAAATAAAAGTTAAATTTACAAAATTTTGATAAAAATCATTTTATCAAAATTTTATTAAAATTATTCTGGAACAA